TGCGTCCGCAGCCACGTCCAATCGAAGCGCGGCGCCACGTTCACGTCCGGCTCGCTGGCCGGCAGCACCCCGGAAATGTATTCTTCCTGCGCCAGATCCGGGATGCGCGCCAAGCCAAGCCCGGACTGCACCAGCAGCTTCATCTTGCCGGAGAACATCGACGCCTTCGGGTAGGCACATAAAGCGTAGCCTGGCGATGGCGTTCCGGCAACGCTAATGGCGATCTTCTCCAAGTCCTGCCACCCGATGTCGATTCCGTAGACACCAACGGTCGTGGCGTCAGGGTTGAATTCCGCCATGTAGTAGTTGCCGGCATCCGTGAAAACGAAAGGACGAATCCACGGATCACGCGCGCGCACCATGCCACTTACCATGAAAGGAATTTCAACCGGCTCCGTAATGACGCTCTCCGGCTCGTCTTTCGGTTTCGGCTTCCCCGGCTTCGGCGGGGCCGGCTGAACGTAGACGTGCTTCAACGCGCCGGCCAGGTAGACCGACACCAGCGACCCATCTGTGCCGTTGATCGCCTGATTGACGTTGGTGATGCCGCCAAGCTGTTGCCGCCGCAGCGCGCGGAACAGCAGTTGCCGCGCTGCGGGGAACAGCGATTGCGCTGCCGCTAAGTCACCCTCAACCCGCAGCGATACATCGGCGGGAAAGTATTTCTCCACGGATCACGTCGAGGACAGGCCGATTTGATACTTGATGTCGAATTCGTCGGTATCGCTGAACGTTCGCGTGGAGCTGAACCGCGTAGCCGAAACCAGCTTCCCGGACGTGTCGCCCTTGGCCGAAGTGGTCAGCATCGCCACCCCGTTGACGTTGAGCGTGCTGGCCGTCGCAATGGTGAACGTGGCCGGACTGGCGTAGTTGTTCAGAATCGCCGTTACCGAAGGCGCCGCCGTCGTCCATGCCACCCGCGTTGCCTCGGTATAGCCCTCGGTGCCGGACGTGATTTCTCCGAATGTCGCTGTATAACTGGCGCCGGTGTGCGTGCTGATCGGCGTCAACGCCGTCGCGTACAGGGACAGGTACAGGGACGGGATGCTGATGTGGTTGCCGAGAATCCCCAAGACAACAATCAACCCCTCGACCGGCAGGATGTTGGGGATGTCCTCGGACCACGGACCTTTGTTGACACGGACGTTGTAGACGCCAGCAGCCAGCAGGCCCATGCGCCCGATCGCTACGTTGCCCCGGTCGTCACGGTCCCACTTGTGATTGGTCAGGGCGCGGCGGATTTCCTGGTAGTGCTTCTTGAGTGTGGTCAGCGCGATCATGTCCAGCTCCTTAAATTGTGGTATCGACCGCTCCGCCGATACCCATTGTCAGCGTTTCCAGTTGGAAAACGCCTTGCTTGATGCCCAACTGCTGCATGAACAGCGGGCGCCCCGGTCCCGCATCCATCTTGATCCGGCCCGCCTGCGGGTAGGCAATGCTCCCGTCAGGGCGACCGATAGCCAACCCGACCTCGGACAGCCAGCAGGCAACCGGCGTTGCGCGATCTGGAACCATGTCGGGGTTGAAGTAGTCAGCGGCGACCTCGACCCCGGTGTGCGGGACCGCACCATGATTGCCGGCGGCGTCGATGAGCTGGAAGTCGCTCGGCCCGTTGCCGCGCAAAAACAGCGTGCGTTCGCGCAGACCAAGGAAGATCCCGCCGGCAACCGGCTCCATGACCGTGATCGACCGGCGAAAGGTCATCCAGCCTTCGATGGTGCTGGACACCCCGTAGTCGAGCGCGCGGGAGATATACAGCCACTTGCCGGCGGCGACGTACAGCCTGCCGTTGAAGTAGCGGACAATCTCGCCGCCCGGCATGGGCTGGCAGTCCAACCGCTCCGCCGCCCGGCTGTCGTCCGCCGCCAGGTTGTCCACGATCGAACAGCTCGCCGCAATGGGCAGCTTGGCGTAGCGGTACAGCCGATCGCCGTCCGGCGTCGTGACGTAGACGTTCATTTCGGTGACGCCCGGTGCCGTCTGAATCCCGGACACCAGAATGCCGCCGCCAGTCAGGGTGATGAACTCCACGCTCGACAGGGGTGACTCTTCCCCCCGCTCGTTCAGGACCGCGTAGGCCACGCCGTAGCGCCCCGCCGCCATGCCCCCTACCGTGGGGGTCAGCGTCGGGCGCTCGCCCAACAGCGCCATGATTCCGGGCCGGCGCACGTTGCCGTCAGGGTCGATGCTCCGCAGCACCCCGCCCGCCGTGAAGTAAATGTCCGGCCCGCAGTCGGTGTACTCGACGGGTTCCTCGAATGGCAAACCAACGAACAGCGGCGCCGCCGCCCCGCCCTCAAGATCCACGTCATAGAGCGTGTCGCCCGCCGCGACCAGTACCCGCGTCTGCGCCGCCGACTGCCAGAGGCTATGCGCGCCGTCTAGGGTCAGAAAATCCTCGAAGCCTGGCCGGCGCTGCCAGTCGCCGTTGTTCTGGATCGTGATGTTGTTCGCTACCCGCACCGCGCCCTTCGGCAGCGACGTTTCGCTCGAAAGCGTATCGAGGCCGATCATCAAGGCGGGCAGGGGATAGGGCTTCATGTCACCAGCTCGGGTTCATGCGGACCTGGTTGGACCGCTTTTCCTTCCGCGTCCGCTGCGTGTCGGCATCGTGACGCACCCCGAACTTTGTCGTGAATGAAACCTCTTTCTTTGCCGCCCGCTCCGGGTTGCCCTTATCGGGGTCCGTGATGTCGAGCGCCAAGTGTTCCATCCAGTCGATCAAGAACAAGTGATACCGCGACGGTATCTCCGGGCCTCGGTCGGGGTCCGTCAGATCCATCGGTTCAAGCGGCAGGCGGTAGGCCGACAGGCGGATCGGCGCCGCCACGGTCGGCTTCCGCACGATGGTCAGGTACTTCTCCTGCGGGGAAATGAACAGGCGCGGCGTCCCGGTCAGGGTTGACCAGTCCACGTTGGGCGCCCATTCCCGATGCTCGAAGTAGCCCCCGTATCGCGTTCGCACGGATTGATCCTCCAACTGCGAACGCGATACAGGTTCCAGGAAATGCCCACCCCACATAGCCGACCGTACTTCGATGATGCGTGGGTCCAGCGAGTATTCGGCAACATCAGCCTCGCCGTCGATGTTGACGAGCGCGCTGTCTACAGAATCCTCTTCGAGCAGGCTGGCGCGGACACAAGCCTCGTTCTCCGCCTCGTTGGCAAAGAACACCCCTTCTGCGTCCGACCACAGATAGGGCTTGGCTATGTCGTCCATCCGCCCGCGCCAAATGGCGAGCATTTCCTTGAGGGTCACTTCTTGCCCTTCGGTTCGCTGGTGACGTTCAGGACTTCAACGGCCTCGTCGCCGTCCTCCTTCATCATCGCGTCCCACTCGCGGTTGACCTCGGAGCGCGCGAGCTGGAAACCGCAGAGCTTCGCCAACTTGTCGATCGCCGGCTTGCCGTCCGTGGTGAAGTTGGCGGAGTCGTCGTCCTCCAACATGATCTTGATGTTGTCGCGGATGACCTTGGAGCGATCGAACCCGCCGGCCTCGTCCGCTTCTTCTTCCATCCCGACCGGGATGCAGCCGCGCGCAATCGCCTCCTTGCGGAAACGAAGCGGCACTTCGACGCCCTCCTTGTCGTGCGGAATGATGCAGGTATGCCCGCTTGTCAAAGACAGAAATGTTGATCCATCGTCCATGTCGCCTTTGGGGGACCATAGTTTTACGGCCATGTGCTTTTACTCCGGTGATTGAAAAAAAGTGGGGGCCAGCCGAAACCGGCCCCCAAATGTTCCGTGCTGGCGGAACGCAGTAGGCTCGACAGGAAGAGCCAATTCGGTTAGTCGTCCAGGCCTTGATTGAACTGCGAGCGACCGTGGACGATGTACTCGACCATCAGCCGCGCGGAGCCGGTCGTGATCGCCGTTCCGGTCCCGGTCCAGGTGATCGTCACGTTGGTCGGCGCCGTGGTGACGTACCCGGTCGGGGTCAGGGCGTAGCGCCCGACCGCAGCGAACGTCGCGCTGGCCCGGTAACGGTTGGCCGAGCCGGCGTCACCGACAACCGCAACGTCGGACGTGCCGCTGTTCCAGACGATCGTGGTCACGATGGCGCCGCTCAACACTTCGGCACCCGGCGGCAATTCGATCAGCCCCTTGGCGGCGGCGGAAACGAGCTGCGTGAAGTCGAACAAGGCGACCGCAACGATGGGTTGCTGACGGCCAGATTGTTTCTTGAATGCTGCCATGATGTTGCTCCTTTATGTGCGAAACGCGACCTGCCGGGGTTCGGCGCAGTCGCGTTTCACGTTTGGCTAAGGGAGGGTTCCCTCGCGCCTGTTGCGTTAGGCCAGGTAGTGATCGATGGTCATGCAGCCGAAGTCCTGCACCGACGCATCGTAGATGCTGTAGAACTGCGGTTTCAGCAGTCCGAACATCTTGTCCACGTTGATGCCTTGCTGCGAACCGTATTGGAACGTCTTTTCGTCCCATTCCGGCGGTCCCAGGTCGGCCATGCCGAGAGCTTGCGCGCCGCAGATCAGGGTGCGCGTACCGTCGATGGCGCTGCCGGCGCCCCACTTCGAGCCGGATGCCGCGCCCTTGGTGGAGTAGACCAGCCGATGCTCATGGATCACCAGACCGTCGATCGTCACCGTGCCGCCAGTGAACCACGGCGAATCGGTGCCGCTCTTGGTCGCCACGCCAACCACGGCGCGCTGGTAGTCGGCGTCCTTTTTCAGCCCCGCCAGGGTGCCGGGCTTGACGAAGGCGACGTAGTATTCCTTGCCGCCGCTCGTCAGGGGCCGAATGTAGTGGTCTTTGGCGTAGGCCACGGCATCCACGACCATCTTGTAACTCGGCACATACG